TCAGGCCGCCGGCAGCGTGAGACGAACGTTTGAAACCGGCACGTCGCGCTGCTTGATGTAGCCCTCGGTTGTTGCCCGATCAGTGTGCGCGCCCGCGATCTGCAGCTCGTCGATGTCGTACCCAGCGCGCTTGGCATCGGTCAGCGCCTGGGCGCGAATGTCCTTGATCGTGTAGCCCGTGTCGGTCAGGCCGGCGCGTGCCTTGGCGTCGTTCCACGCATCGCGGCAGGCTGCCGCCGTCTTTGGCTTGCCGTTCTTGTCCCGCACCACATAGTCGCCGCCGATGGGCTCGATCTTCTTGGCGCGCTTCAGCACTTCCTCAATCTCGGGCGTGAGCGGCCAGTCCACGGCCTCGCCGCTGCTGTCTTCCGTCTTGGTGGGCACGAACCGGATCAGCTTTCGCTTGGCGTCGATGTCTGCCCAGCGGAGGTTGCGGATCTCGGTCGAGCGCTGGCACGTCAGGTAACACAGATCGACGAACACCTGCATCATGGGGCCAGTCGGCGTCTTCTTACCGTCGGCGGCCACGGTAAGCGCGTCGCGGATGGCGACGAAGTGCTCAGGCCGGATGTAGACCTTTCGCACCTTCGGTTTTTTCACCTTGATCTCACGCACTGGGTTGATCTGGATGTGTCTCTTGCGCACCGCCCAGGAAAAGAACGACTGGAGCCACGCCTTCATGGCCCTCTGCGTGTTGAGCTTGTTGCCCCAGTTGCTGGTCAGAAATTCTTCGCAGGCCTCGACGTCCACCAGCTCGATGTCGAAGTTCGCAAAAGCAGTGCGCACAACCTCGCCGCGGCGTTCCCACTCAGCCCGATACGATGCCGCGTAGCCGGCCACGTGCTGATCCATGTAGATACGCACGAGGCGCGGCATGGTGCGCTCGCCAACATCGATCGACACCTTGCGCTTCTCGTCCGCCAGACGCTCGTACATGCGCGTTTCACCGTCATCGATGCGACACAGCTTGATCCACTTCTGATCGTTCGGCCGGACCCAGTGGAAGCTACCGTTGCGCTTGTAGACGCGGCTGGGCAGCCCGTCTGGTTTCGTGCGACGGCGTGCGTTCATGCTGCTCTACCCACACGCACGAGCTTGGGCCGAGCCGCCGCGTGCGCGTCATTCGATGGCGTCACGCCGCCGGCGCGCCGGGCCTGCATGATCTCGTAGGCTCCCCATGTCAGGGTCAGGCTGCCGTCCGCGCTCTGCACGGGCCTTACGCCGAAGTTCATCAAGAACCAGCGCACGCGCGCCGCGTTCTGCTTCAGTTTGGTCACTCGGTACAGATCGGCTTCGGTCATCAGTCGTTGGTTCATGATGTCAAATCCTGTTGCGCCCGCACTCTAGCGGGCATGCGCCACCTACGATGGCGCGATGTATCGATCAAACCTCTATCGTGAGTCGCTGCGCTGGTGGGCTGCAGCTATCGTCATCGTTTGTGTTGGCGCCATGGGCGCTTGCGGGATGTATCTCTAGCCTCAGCAATTTTGTAGCGGCTTGCGTGCTAGCATTCCCGCAATCTTTCGGAGGCGAGCGATGTTCGATCTCACGCAATGGATGCGCGCATATCCCGGGCAGGTCTTCCGAGACTTCGAGATGACTGTTACGCAGAACGGGAATGGCCTGTTCACCAAGCCAATGCCCACCGCAGAGCGGCCGCATCGTACGAGTCGCGAGTTTCTCGTGGTTCTTGAGCGTGACGTACGTGAGGCACTGGATGGCGGTGACGCCGCGACCCGAAACGCAATCGGGCAACGCTCGATCGACGTTATCAATCGGGTCTTCGCGGGCGGTGTGGACTTGGGTGAGGCCAGCGATCCGCAGATTCGTATTCACCTCGACAGTGAGGTGCTCGACGAATGGCTGAGAGGTCCGGAGTAAAGCGACAAGACAGCGAGGAACCATAGCTCCTTCCATTGCCGTCACTGTTGCGCAGCGGTAGCTCGCAGTGTCCGTTGCCGCAGCGCGCATATTGTCACTTGCCAGTCCCGCATTCTTCAGGGTGGCAATGAGCCTCCTCACAACGCCCCCCGCTTCGGCCGAACAGCGCCGTTGATCTTCTGCATACCCATCCGGCGCCCACCGCGGCGCGCGGACTCGATGACTTCCTGACACGAGCGGTGCGTCTTGACGGCGCCGTCGAGATCTCGTGCGCAGGGGATGCTGATGCTCTCCCACACGACGATGCCATTGACGCGCAGGGTGTAGCTGCAATGCAGCGAGCCGGGCAGGGGGCGGCGTTGCACGTCGTGCTTGCCGATGCGGATGGTGGCGGGGGTGCGGTTCACTATGCGATGCATGGTTGGTCTCCGTTGCGGCTGGTCAGTCGTCGAAGTCGCCTGCAGCCAGTTTCTTGAGGTCGACCCACACGCGGCGGGTCGTGCGAATGCGCGGATGGGTGCGGGCGTGCGCGGATGCCTCGATGGCGGTGCGGATGGGGCCGGCGGCGAGCGCTTGCGCATCCGTGCAGATGAGGCGGAGCTTGTTGCGCTCGGCGAGCACGGCCGCGTCCGCGATGGGGCGCGGCGGCATGTCAGGCCCCGAGCACCATTGCGGCATCGGGCGCGATGGCGCCGGCGAGGCCGAACGCGATCAGCACGACGGCGAGGCCGAGGGCGGGGTGGTGGCTGAAGTAGCCGGACGCGAGGCGGTGGAGGGCGGAACGGTGCATCGTGTCCTCCTTATGCCTGGCGCTGGGTGCTGCGCGTGGGCTCTGTCTCGGACGTTTCGTCGAGATGGAGGGCGTATGCGTGGAAGGCTAGGACTAGGCCGAGGGCGGCGAGATAGGCAAGGGCGAGCGCTGCCTGTACGACGGGTTTCACATTGATCTCCATTCACTTGATGGATGCACGATAGTTAAAACTATCGATCATAACAATAGTGAAGAGGTCAACTTTTGATACCTGTTCGGCCGCCGCCAATGCTGCTTTTGAGGGGATGTTCCTCTAACAAATTGAGTTGTTACGTAGTCCGGCCCGCTCTGTTGTGAGTGGAATCAATGAAGCAATGTGGGTGCGGGAACGCGGCGCTCACATTGCAGTGAAATAGATTCGTCAACGAGGAACGATCTCGACTCGCGGCACAACGCGGTCCCGTACTTCTTGGTAGATTGGCAGCGCCAGACCTTCTGCCACTTCGAGTGATACACACAAGGCGAAGCGTACGGGAAGTTCGAAAGCACTCGAGTCTTTTGCGCAGTTCACCTTGAACGAAAGCTTGTCTCCGTCCACGAAGGCGAGTGCTTGTTCGCCTTCGAGCACTTCATGCTGCAAAGTGCCCCGCCTAACGTGCTGCCAATCACAGTCCAGCCGGTTTACGCCGAAATCTGAGTCTGGCGGCGATATCCACAACCGCGCTGACCGATAACGTGCGTGCCGCGCATTGGTCGGCGAGATCCAAGCTAACGTAATCGTAAGTCTGCGCTTGACCGTCTGTGCTCGCAGGCAGGGTGGTAAAGGAGCCTGAAAGATGATCGCTTCGCCATCCCTGACCTTCCCAACCCCGAGGAGCGTGGCACGTTGTTCCGTGCACTCAAGGGCGCGGCCGACATCAGCGTGACCATATCCAATGACTCGCGCTATGAAATCCTGCTTTTTCCGACGTGAGGGCAGGTCGTCACGCAATTTCGCAATAAGTCGTCCCAAGGGGCCCCATTCGGCCCCGTGGACTAGGAGTGCCTTAATAAGCACCGCGTCAAACTCTTCCGGCAGCGTTTCTTCGCGCCCGTTGCGCAAGGACTGGATTACTCCATGCGCAAGTGCTGCCCATCGGCTCCCTAATGCAGCCGAGTTGCTTGTCCCGCGGCAGTACTTCGTGTAGCCGCCGGCATTGTCAGGCGGCGCGGCGACAAGATGTCCTGGAGCTGCAACGCCGTTCACTGCTGTAAGGGTGGTGGTCTCGCGCGGGCCTCCAGGGCGCTCCCTGTAGAGGATTCGGCCGCCGGGCAGCACGATGTCTGGCTTGATGATGCGCCTATATCCGTGGCCTACCCGCGAATACAAAGCAAGCGCTCCGCGTGGCACAAGATCATATCTGCCATGGACATTGGGGACTGTCGACGCATCGCCGTGGATAGCGCCGATCGTCAACGAGTTCATTGATTCGGCTGGGGCAATGATGCGGCGTTGGGCGGTCCCAGCGATACCCTCTGCAAGCACGAGCTTGGCACGATCTCTCTCACTCATGGAGCCAATCGTGTCGCGAGGAATGTTCAGTGTCATATCCGAACTCAAGTTCCCCGCACTAATCACGAACAGAACATTGTGCTTGTCTGCGAGCCAATCAACTAGGCGGGCCCACGGCGAGAGATTCGTGTCAAACGGACGATGGCCGTCTCCGACAGAGAGATTGATTACCTTGACTGTCGGCGCTGCAGGGGGAGAGCCGCCTTCACCTTCAAAAATGCGCCGAACCGCTCGATGAAAAAGATCGATTAGAAGCCGGTCATCGGGAGTTGTCTCGATCCTGGGGCGTCGTGTATCTGATGAGTCAGGGCGGAGAATAGGCCGAACGTAGAGAGGCGTTGGAAGAGCGGAATCCTGAGCGTCAAGTTCTCCGTGAATGATCAGAGACGCCATTGCAGTGCCATGCTGACGATCATCCGCTTCATAGGAGGCGCCCCAGCCGTCCGGGTCGTCAACTATCAGACGGCCCTGCAGCAGCGGGTGATTTTGTACGGGTAGCCCATCCAGCAAGGCGACGATCGGGGCACCTTGGGGCGCTCCTGCAATAGGGTAGACCGTATTGGGGCGAGGGTCTTCGAGGGTGCCGTTGTCCGCAAGCCCCTGACCTTGGGGGCGGAAGAACATTACTCGGTCGGAGAGGGATAGCTCAGGGCGGATACCATCGACTAGCTCTCGGACGCCCTCGGCGGGCACTTCGACCAAAAAGCCATGGTACGCAATTGCAGATATCAGGGCCGAATGGAGAATCCGGCCACCGAGGTTTCCGACAAGCACTTCGATCTCGAGTGCGCTGGCGTCATTCTTGTCAGCAGAGCTGTAGCACCAGGCTTCAATCTCAAACCGAATGCTGTCGCTACCACTATCAAGGCGATCATTCCAGAACTGCCGGATGTCGGTGCCTATCCGGTCTTCTATGCCCCAGAACCGTACGTCTCGGAGATGCGCAAATACCTGCTTCCATTTCGCGAACCCGTACTCAAATTGAACGTTGGGATCACGGCTGTAACGGTTCCAGAGCGAGATAATCTCATTGAGGGCCTGTCTATTCGTTCCCAAAAGAAACAGCGTCCCCTTCAGCGGCTTATCCTCTCGCTCGTCATCCTCGGTAAGGCTATGGAAATCGTCGTCGGGAAGGATATCGGACTCGTCTGCCTCAAGAAGCCATTCGAGACCCACCGTTCGCCGAACGGCACCCACGAAATTTTCGATAGGGCCAACGGTTTCGAAAACAAGTACCAGCTCGGGATCTTCGCCTGGATCTGCTTCTTGAAGCCGAAGGCGTTGCCCCTCAAAATTCTCCTGCAGCGTTACGAATTTCGGCCCGAGGCGAATGCGCTGTCTTTCGTGTGACGGAACGCGAAGTCGTTGCCAGGCTGGCGGCCGATTATCCTTTTCAGAGCTGGCACTAGTCGGAAATAACAGAAGAGGTAGTTCTTTTTCTTGTGCCATCGCCCCCGAAGCCGCATGCGACCTAATTGATTATGGTCGTTCTATTCTTCCACTGTTCAAGGCGCGCGGCAATAATCTTGGGTAAATCAGCATCGGGTAAATCCAATACGAACCGCCGGTGCACGTCCTCGCAGAACAACTCGAGATCGGAGAAGTTTGCGGCGTTGAGCTTCGTAGCCAGCGCACGAGGTGTAATGCCGAGGCGGATGCCCAGGCGTTTCTCAAACCGCTCAAACCACGCTGTTCTCTGCTGCAACGAAGGGGCGGACAAGGCAAGACGAATCTGGAATCTCCGCCAGACAGCCCGGTCTAGCAGCTCAGAGTGGTTGGTCGCGGTGACAACAACCACGTGGCTGGGCAGTGCGTCAATTTGAAGCAGTAGCGAACTGACAACGCGTTTTATTTCGCCCGTCTCGTGTGTGTCCCCGCGCTCTTTGCCGAGCGTGTCAAACTCGTCAAAAAACAGAACGCAGTCGTGGGTTCGAGCGAAGTCAAATAAGCGCTTGAGCCGGCCGCTAGTTTCACCCAGGAAACTTCCAATTACGGACTCGTAGCGGACTACGAAGAGTGGGACCATCAACTCACAAGCGATGGCCTCAGCCATCGTGGTTTTTCCATTTCCTGGCGGTCCAGACAGCAGCAAGCGATGGCGAGGTTCAAGACCATACGAGCGGAGTAGCTCTCGTCGTTGCTGTTCTTCGATAAGCTCCCGAATCGGCCGAGAGACCTCCTCGCCCACGATGATGGACTCGAGGCTTCGGCGAGGCTCTATCTCGAACAAGAGTCCGCCGTGGCCACCGTCAAACGTGCGTGACACTTCCGTCGGCTTCGGATTTCCGCCGGGACGCAAATTCTCGACCAGCCTATCGGCTAGGATGTTGTGGCGTTTGGAGCGCTCTTCTGCGGCGATAGCTTCCACGGTGGACCGGAATAGTTTCTGGTCCCCCTGGGAGCCCGCCTTTACGAGGCTCACAATTAGGTCGGCTCTTGGCATAGTAGGTCGTCAAAATTCTAACATGGGCGTCCTTTCGGGCCGGGGCCGTCTTAGGGCGATCGCCGCTTGGAGATGCCTGAATTCACCCCGCTCCGAGACGGTGGCCTGCGGCGACTACGATTGCGGTAAGAAATGTCAATTCGAATGGGAACGTGAAGCTATGCGACGGTGGGCGCCTGCGATTGTGGTCATCACCTACTGTGTCATGGAGTTTGTGCGTCTTCGTCTACTGAGACTTCTTCATCCTGCGTGCTAGGATCACGCCGCAAAAATTGGGGGAGGCTTATGCGGCCTAAGATTTCTGAGAGAAGCTGGGTCGGTGCGCTCGTTGGCGGTCTCGTAGGTGGTGCTTCGGTGGCCACGGTATGGAACTTCAGTCCGCAGAAGGATGTTTGGGACATAACAACTGCCCTCGCGACCGTAGCAGCTGTCGTTACTGCGTTGTATCTGTCCGGCAAAGAGTCGCGCCGAAGGTCGGCGGACTCCTATGCGAGAGCGTCCCTTGCTGCAGCCTCTCTGACCCTGCAACTTTCGTCGATGTTTAGCGACGTAAAGCGCCTTCACGACGCGTTGAGTGATGCCGCTAAGGTTGATTGCGCCCCGGGAGCGTTTACCGGCTGGTACAACTCCATTACAAGCTTCGAGTACCTGTCGCTGGCTGACCTCGAACCGCTAATTCCACTTGGGAATGGATGTGCCTCGGCAATTGCCGGCGCTCAAGATCGGTTGAAGGCCGTCGGGCGTCTCTTGGCGGGATTCTGGTTTGGTGATGGCACTTATGAATCGGATGCGCGAAAGAAGATGGCAAACAACTGCGCGTTTGTTTTGGGGGAGGCGCTGGAGCTCCTTGATCGAGCGGCAACCGAATGCCAGAAAGTGGCGATGCCCGCCATTTGGCAGCAATAAATGGCCTCCATCTGTTCTTCGCTAGATAGGCCGCACTGACGGCCGGGCGACCGATGCTCGCAATTTGGTTAAGCGATGCGTTGCGACGCGGCCTCGCTTCGGCTGAAAGGCGCAGTTCGCTGTGGGACGCATGGTTGGCCGTGGGAGAGAGCCCACCTGGATCTCCGTTTATCGGGTAAACGAACGATAGTAAAGACTGCGATCTGAATCAATAGTAAAAAAGTGAAGTAGTGTGGATTCAGCTGACGTGAACCTCACCCACCTATCGAGCGTGCGTCCCCAGACGCTACCCGGTTGATCAATTGTCTGAGTTCTTCGCGTAATTGGCCATAAGCAAGTACGCCTTTCCCAACTTCCCTAGCTTCAGCTTCAAACGATACCTATCTACCTCTCCAGACTCGTTCGTGTACGGGCATATGGTCTCAAAGCGAGAGCCGGCGCTTTTGTATTCATACTTGCTGTACATGCTGGACGTGCAGTCGTCATCGCCGTTTTCTTCGTAATACTGTTCGTAGAATTCGCTATCTAAGCTTGCAACGGACCACGGAAAAATACTCTCCGCGAGGGCTTTCATGTCCCGCCCTGTATGCCAAAACATCCAAGTGTGCTCGGTCCTGGCGCTGCCATCTCTGTTGTGAACGAAAACCTCTACATTGCTTCGAGTTAAAGATTTATTGATCCAGTCCTCTAAGTCAATCGATACCTTCCCCCCGCGCGATATGTGACGCATCAAGGGCTCATCGATTGCTAATTTACGCATTTTTTGTTGAGCTGGGGAGCCGTCGAAGAGTGCTGTGAGGGCTCGCTTATTTCGAGAGTCAAGTGTGTTTTTCTTGGGAATCGGAATCGTCCATGACTTCCCGGCGCGATGGACCTTGTCTGCGTCAACGTGCACCCAATAAGTGCGGCTGGAGCCCGGGAGGTGTGCGGCGATGATGACTGGGAGGGAGTGATTTGTCCAATAGTTGAGATGAGTCATCCTTCCGCGAAAGATGTATGCATCGTCAGTCTCCGTGAAATGGCTTGGCCCTGTCTTTATTTGTACCGCAATTAACTTTCCCGTCGGCGTGTTGTCGTTCACAAGCTCAATATGAGCGTCGATGCCCATATCTATAACGGGCTGCTCTCGGAAAATCCATCCAAAATCGCTGAGAATAATCCCTTCCACAGCGCTAACGCCTATCCTTTCAGTGGGGTCGAACCGCTTCATATTAGCTTCATTAAATTGGTTAATGAATTTTTATAGTGCACTGGTAGCCCCATTGTGCCGATGGGGCTTGTGATGCGATTTCTCGCAACCGAAAAGCTGAAACGTTGTATCCGACTTCATCTTCATTCGGCTGCATTATGCAAGATGGACGCGCGAGATTGTATATGTGTCAGACGTTGCTACGTGCCGACAGATTCCATGGGAATATCGCCAACTATGCGCTGGAAGGCTCGCTCGGCGTGTTCTAACAGCATATTGCCCTCGTCCAGCATGTCTTCGGAGAGAGCGCTGATGTTAGTCTTGAAGTACGCGGCTTCTTGGCCAACGGGTGGCATCCACGCCGAAACATGTGCCCGAGCTGATCGAAAAAGTTGGATAGCGTTCAGCGTCTCGAGCTTCGTCTGAGATGCTGTTCGGCCCGGCTGGCGCACTAGCTCCCAGAGGCAATTTGCTACTGTTTCGATGTGCAGTTGGGTGATGCTCAGCAGAATGGCGGTGGTCTCTGGCGACGCGCGTAGCTGTTGACTGAACGCGATGCGGACCATGTGCTCACATCGATGGTATCGCGCAGTGACGTCGCTCCATTTTTTCGGCATGGTCGCTTGCATGTTTTCCCCTCTTTTGCTTGGTTTACAGGAACGTGCACGCCGAGTGTCGTTGTGCGCGGCATGGGCCCGCGGCTCTGGACGTTGCTCGCGCGCGCGCAACTTAATTGCGAGGTGCAATTGCATGGCGGCATTGGTCGCTTCCGCCAGCTTGTGTCTATAGAAGCCGCCCACCACAAACGCTGGCCTCTGAGCAAGCGACGTCGGTTTGAGGATGAGAGCAACGCCGTCATATGCGCCGCTTTCCACATGCTCAAGCAATAGGGCGACTGCGCGGTCGAGGTCACGACGATACGTAGCACTGCGACGCGCTTCTAGCTCTTCCTCGTGGGTGAAGGGCGGTATCTCGGGCGGTGCGCGCGTGCCTGGCTGAGGAAACTGAATGAGGATGCCCATTGTTGATTCGACTGACGGCCCGCGCGGGCAGTCATGTTGTTGGTGGGCGACCAACAATAGAATAAGAAATCTCCTATTCGCATCCTGCTCAACAGGAAACAAAAAATCCCGCCGAAGCGGGATTCTTTAACCGGCGCGTTTGCGCTGCGCCTTACTCTTCGGGAGAGGGGGGTAGCCGTAGTCGGATGGCTCGGCAACCTCTGCCGGCGCATCCTCGAAGCGTCGCGACTTGGCCCCTGTCGGGTCCAATGCAAGTACTTCCGTGTCAACGAGCAGGCTGGCTGCCTCGGTCAGCAATTTCACTGCGCGCGCTTCGCGGGCGCGACTTGCGGCCAACTGTTGGCGCAGTTCTGCAATAACGCGATCTCGCTCCGCAAGCTGAGTGTCCGGGTCGGCTTCCCCGGCGTCGAATGTTCCAGCCGGTAGCCCGATGAGCTTCTCCATCTTTTCTACTGCTCGATCACCAAACGGTGCGGTGCCGTTGAGCAGCTGCGAGACATAGGTTGGATTGACGCCTTCATGCAATCGAGCGAAGGCGGCGGGACCGCCCGCGTCATTCACCATTTGGCGAAGCTTCTCAACTCTTCGCGCGCGCAAATCCATGGTGGTGTCCCTTTCCTAGCGATTGCAAAATTATGTGATTCTATTGTTTGGTGCGATAGAAAACGCTATCGTCATGGCCATGACACTAACCGAGTATGTCCGTGCTCGACGTGGCCGTCTGACGGCACTCGCGCGCGCCATCGACATGTCGCCGATCTACTTGTCGCAAGTCGTGAACAAGGGTCTGCGGATCAACCCAGCGCGATGCGTCGCAATTGAAGTCGCGACGCAGGGCTCGGTCCGACGTCAGGATCTCCGGCCCGACGACTGGCATTTGATCTGGCCCGAACTTTTCACTGCCCGCGCGTCATCCACACGGCTACACCAAAGGCCAATGCGGCCCAACCCTCGAATGATACCGGCTGCTGCATCTGCGGCCCGTCTTCGACGTGTTCGCCGCAGGGACAGCTTCCGCGCATTGGACCGTGCCTTTCCAACGATGAGGCAAGTGTACGCGCCCACCAAAACCGCCGGTAGTGCGACCCGCACAACCTGCCTATGACAGCTCTTTAGGAGAGACAACTTGAGCCACCACTATTCCGAGATCAATCAACACGACGCGCTCTACTGGGTGGCACGCGGCTACCCGGGCGGCGTTGAAGGATTGGCCGCGCGGATGGACAAGTCCGCTGCGGTGCTGCGCAACAAGCTGCTGCCGCATGTGCAGACGAACTACGTGTCGTTCGAAGAGGTGTCGGTGATTGTCGAGCACGCGGAAGGCGCTGGTGTGCCGAACGCGAAGCTGCCGATTCAGGCGCTGTGCTGGCGGCACGGGATGGTGGCGATTCCGCTGCCCGAGGTGGCCCGCGAAGAACTGCCGAATACGGATCTGTATGAGGCGCTGTGCCAGGTGTTGGCCGAGGTGGGCGATGTGAGCCGCGCGATGTCTGCGGCGCTGGCGGACAACCATCTCTCGGAGGGTGAGATGCGGAAGCTGGAGCGGGAGTTTGAAGAGGCGACGGCTTCTGTGATGGTGCTGCGTGAGCTGTTGCGTGTGCGTGCGCAGCGTGATGCGGAGCGGTTGCAGCGGTTGCGTGGCAAGGCGTGATGCGCCTGATGTTTGTTTGTTGTGCATGTGTCAGCCGATGCCGGTGCGTTGGCTGTTTTTTGAGCGCGTGAGCGCATAGGAGTAGTGATGCAAGGCTGTAAAGAAAATTGCGGTGGGCAGGCGAAGTTGTCGCGTGAGCATGCCGAGAAAATCGCTGATGTTCTGTGCACCCAGGTCAAGGAATACAACGACTTCAATCTCGCGATGCCCGCGCGCCTGACTGAGGCCCGTGAGGCCCTGACGCGCGAGCTAAGGCTGCTAGCCGAGGTTACTGGGCCTTTTTGACAAGGTAGGCGGCGTAGGTTTCGATAAACGAAGAGCAGAACTGCGCTGTTGTCTCGCCGGCACGCGCGTTGGGAGTATTCGGAGATCCGAACATGGTGGGTTGTTGCTCAATGAGTTTCATGAGCATTTTTTCTGCTTCATCGCGGGCGTCTTTGAGTTCCATGTTTCCTCGTAGAAGGGGTTGAAGTGATTTTCATCGGGTCCGGAAACCCGACGAGGCAGTGTTGCCGCCAGCGGTCGGGGCGGCAACCTGTTGCGCCACGTTGTATCGATTTTTGACAGGGCTAGACCGCGCATGACACAAACGCAGGACAACACGCCACGCTTTTCACACGGCATGACGTGCTGCAAGGCGGGACGTCTTGCTGTGGGCTTGTCGTGTGAGCGCGTCGATCAGATGTGTTGTGCCTGGCACCGCATTGCGGGGGCGTTCAAGCCTCGCGGGTTGGCGGTGCTGTCGAAGTTTGCGGAGCATCTGTTGGATGCTTGCGCGTGGCCGTTGGCTGATGTGTTTTGGCCGTTCAATGCGGCTGGTGAGTCTTCTGCGCTGGCGTTGGCCTGCGCGTCGCGGTATCGCGCGATTTCAACTGAGGCGGAGCGCCTCGCTTTTCGATCCACTGTTGTTGCGTCGACGTCGCCGGAGTTTGTGGCAGTGTTTGACGTGCTGTGTAAGGCCGCGCCGCTGCGGCTGTAAGGGCGATTCCATGGACATTCCTATCGAGGCCGTTGGCGCTGTTTGGGCCAAGGGCAGGGCGGCTGCATTGTCTGGCCGTCCGTTGGATGAGGCGAACGAGTATCCGGCTGGCAGCGCGCATCACGCGGCGTGGCTGGCGGGGTATATGGGCTTGACGCGCACCTATGGAGGCGAGGGTGTCGGCGTATCGGATCAATGATCTTGAGTTGAGCGCGCTGGCCGGGGCGGGTGCGGAGATCGCCCATCTGTACCTGGTGGCGCTGCGCCCGCGTATGGACTTCAGGACGGGCGTGGTGGGGCGTGTGGTGCGGATCTCGTATCAGGCGCTGCGTGAGTGGACGGAGCGCACTGCGCGTCGTGGCGTGCGCTACCAGGCGCATGACAAGTCGAAGCTGCAACGGATGCTGGCGCAGTTGGAGAAGCTGGGGCTGCTGCGCCGGCTTGGCGGGCAGTACGAGCTCGTTTTTGCGTGCCCGTTGGCGGATACGGATTCGTGCGTCCAAAAGAAAGCCGGTCGAGGTTCGATACACCCGCAGGATGGCTATGAATTCAATGCTGATGCGGGTTTCAAGGATGTGCCGGAGTCTGTGGATAACGCGAAAGCCGCCACACATCCGTATTCCGGTAACACCTATAAAACCAACCCCCCTAACCCCCCACGCCGGGGGCGTGAGAAGAAGGAGATTGAGTCCCCCACGCCTGCGGCGCGGGAGGATCGAAACGGCCCCCAACACCGTCGCTCGCGGCGGCACCGGCTCTCAGAGGAACGTGGTCAGAACACGAGCGTGGTTGGGGATGGGCTTGCAGAGAGTGAGGATGGGCAGGGCGTGGCGTGGCAAGCAGACCTTGCCTGGCCGGTTGACCTGAGAGGGCCTGAGCGGGCGCGTGTTGCGCGCATTGTGGCTCGTGCACCTGCGGACATGAGGCAGACGGTGATCGACGAATGGCGGGGCCGTATGGCGGCGGGTGGTGTGGACGATCCGTTTGCGATGCTGGCGTACCACGCGAAGCGGGCGAGCGATCCGGATTGGGTGCCGTCGTATGCGGCGGCGGTGCGGGAGTCGCGCGAGCGGGCGAGGGCGCTGCGGCGCCAGCAGGAGGAGGCGCTGGCGCGGTTGCAGGCGCAGGCTGAGCAGGCGGTGGCTGGGTTGCCGTGGCATGCGGGCCGGTTGCGGCACGCGGTGGGCGTTGCGCGAGGTGCGGCATGACGGCTGGGGAGGCGTTCGACGCGGCGGTGCTGGCGGCGTGTGGCAAAGGTGAGTGGCCGTCGCGGGCGGTGTTCTGGTCGGCGGTGCGGTTTGGGATGAAGGCCGTTGAGGCGGCGCGCTGGGCTGATGCTGATGAGCGGTGGTCGGCGCTGTGGCGGGTGGCGATGGCTGAGCATCTGCCGCCGATTCCGGAGGCGCCGTTGGTGGGGGCGCCGCCGTCTATGGTGCGGGCGGAGACGCATCTTGGGCGGATGTATCAAATCATGGGATCGAGGAGGCCGGATGTATTGCGTTAAGCCGCGTGAGGTGACGAGGCGATCTGCGTTGGTGACGAGCGAGGATCAGGCGCTCGATGATCTGCTGTTGGAGTGGTTCCGCTGGGAGGCGCAGTATTCGGGCGCGAAGTGGTTTTCGAACCGGGATGCGACGTGCGGCGGGTCTGCGAGCTCGCGGCAGTGGATGTCGACGGATGACATTCACGAGGCGAGCGTGGATGCGTGGCAGATGCAGCAGGTGGCGGCGGCGATGGAGGCGATCTCGGGCGACCACGCGCTGGCGATTCGGGTGGAGTGTCGCAATCGCCTTGGGCCGGGGGTGTGGCGGAACCCGCGTGCGGGGCTGCGGCAGCCGTTGGCGTATGCGGCGGCGAAGGTGGCGATCAGGCCTTGGATTGTTAAATTCGGTGTCGAGTATTGATGGTGGGGCGGGGCGTCGCTTAAAGTTCGGTTCGTGGGGCGACGCGCGCCTGTACGAAATGGAAAAGCCCGAGTGGAAATGCTCGGGCTTTTTTTGTTTTGATCTGCGCTGCCTACTTAGGCGCAGAGAGCTTTGCCGCCTCGAATCCAGCGACGTCGAAATCCAAAGTGCGTGATCCTTCTTGGTAAAAATCCGCCTGGATACGGACACGTTTTGCTTTCTGCATGCGCGAGTAAAACTTGTCGAACGGCGTTAGGAACAGGGCTGTCGTGCTGTGGTCGCTCGGTTCGACGGCATTAAAGCGGACGCTTTCTCCGTCATCGAATCGCACGAGAACCGAGCAACGGTCAATCATGCAGACGAACTGGCCGCGCTCGATGGAGAACAGGACGTCATTGCCTTGACGTGGGTGTTTCCGCAGCGTGAGCGTGGCATGCTGTTCGCCGGTGTAGGGAAACTTGAAGTCAAGAGTATTGGTGCTAACGTTGGCCGCGTAGTAGACAGTCCCCTTGCCCATACTGTCTGGGTTAGAGGTGTATTGCCACGGGGTTTTAGGCAATTGATCCGCCTGCGTCGCGGTGGCCTGAGCGGCCGGCGTGGCACTCGAAGACGTCGCGCTGTCCTTGTCGTTGGACGTGATCTTGCCAAGGACAGCGATGAGGATTGGCAATCCGATTATCACTGCCAGTATCTTGGTGACGATTGACGTTCGTTTGACCGGATTCTTGATTCCGCAGCGAGGGCATATTTTCGCCTGGTCGCTGACTTCGACGCCGCACTCACGGCAGTTTCTGAGTGCCATTTATCCCTCCCTGTGTTGACTCATTATTTTTGTTGATCGGGCGATTATGCCCGACCGGTCGACTTTCATCGATCTTCTGCGCTCTGGCGCGCCACTCGTCTGTGACCTGCGTCAGCCAAACCAAAATGACTCCATGTCGCGCCGGGTGAAACTTGCGAGTCGCGATTTGACGTCTCCCCTTTGCATCACCTGGGCGGGGGCCCCTCGGGCCGTCCGGTACTACGGGGGCGCTCACCCGCGACTCTTCGTTAGCGGCCAGTTTTCCAGCTTAGTGAAATTCACCTCTGACAGGTGAAAAGGTGAAATCGTGAGTGAAACGCTGCTCCTGACGCGCTCTGCATTTGCGGCGCGGCAGAACTGGTCGCCAAGCTACGTCACCAAGCTGGGCAAAGAAGGGAAGCTGGTCACCACGCCCGACGGCAAGCTGGTCGACGTCGATGCCACGCTCGCAAAGATCAAGCGCGGCGCCGACCCCGCAAAGGAAGCCGTCCGCGCCCGCCACGAAGCCGCGCGCATCGACCGCGACGTCTACAGCGCCAGAGACACAACGCCCGATGCCGACCCATCCCTCGGCCACGACTTCCAAGCCGCCCGCGCCGAACGCGAGTACTACCAGGCACAGCTAGCCCGCACCGAATACCAATGGGTCTCCGGCCTGCTGGTCAGCCGTATTGCCGTCGAAGACGCCGCCGAAAAGATCGGCGCCAACCTGCGCGACCGCATCATGGGCCTGCCGCGCCAGATCGCACCCGAGCTTGCCTCGATGACCGACCCATGGGCCGTCGAGCGCCACCTCGAAACCGCACTGCGCAAAGTGCTCGACGACATGATTGACCACGGCGCCGCAGTGCTTTCCGAATCCATCAACGATCCCGACCGCGGCAAGTTGGCCGACCTGTCACGCGCGGGGAAAGAGAGGTACGGCTCCATAGAGCCCATCGACACATCGTGAGCCATCCCGACGGAGCCACACTGTTCGCCCGCGCCTTCCTGGCCGGCCTCAAGCCCGACCCCGAACTGTGGGTAGACCAGTGGTCCGAAGACTTCATGGTGATCCCCGACGAGTCGGGCGCCGCCGAAACCGGGCCATACCGCTCCGCGCGCACGCCGTACGCCGTCGAGCCCATGCAGTGCCTGTCGCCCGCGCATCCGTGCTTGCGCGTCGTCGCCATGGTCGCGTCGCAGTTGTTCAAGACGCAGGTCGCGTTGAACTGGATCTCGGCGACGATCCACCGCGCGCCGGCCAACTTCCTCGCGCTGCAACCGACGTTGAACCTCACACGCCGCTTCTCCGCACGTGTGGCCAAGACAATCGATGCCGTGCCCGTCCTGCGCGAGCGCATCGCATCGGCCCGCTCGCGCGACGCTGCCAACACCGCCGAGCGCAAAGACTTTCGCAAGGGCACGCTCTTCATCAACACCGCCGGCTCCGCCGCCAACCTGGCCGAAGTCTCCGCGCGCTACGTGTACGGCGACGAAATCGACCGTTGGGTGCGCGACCTCAACAACGAAGGCGACCCCATCGGCATCGCCGAAAAGCGCGCCAGCACCTTCGGGCGCAACGCCAAGTTTTACTACACAAGTTCGCCGACGATCGACGGCGCCTCGCGCATTGCTGAGCTGTACGCCCAGAGCGACCAGCGCCACTATTACGTGTCGTGCCCGCACTGCGGCCACGAGCACATCCTCGAATTCGAGCAGCTGCGCGCAAGCGACGACTTGAGCGACGTCTACTGCGAATGCCCCGCCTGTTTCTACCGCATCCGCGAGCACGAAAAGCCCGCGCTCTTCAAGACCGGCCGCTGGATCCCGCACGCCAAAGGCGACGGCGAGACGGTCGGCTTCCACCTGTCGACGGTGTACTCGCCGCTCGGTTGGGTGTCCTGGCGCGCGCTCATCAAGGAACACCGCGAGGCCAAGCTGGCGCAAGAGAAGGGCGATCCGGGCCTGATGCAGGTGTTCTACAACACGCGTCTCGCGCGCGTCTGGGACAACGCCCAGCAGCGCACCAGCGCAGACGAACTGCGTGACCGCGCAGAGGACTACCGCCTGCGCACCGTGCCCGCCGGCGCGCTGCTGCTGACCGCCGCCGTCGACACGCAGGACGACCGCCTCGAACTGCTCGTCATGGGCTGGGGCGAGGGCATGGAGCGTTGGATGATCGATCACCAGGTCTTCATGGGCGACCCGTCCGACCCCGCGCTGTGGGCGACGCTCGACGAAGCCCTGCAGGCAACGTTCCTGCACGCCTCCGGCAAGGACATGCAGATCCGCGCCGTGGCGGTTGACTCCGGCGGCAGCCACACGCAGGACGTGTATCACTTCACGCGCCTGCGGCAGTGGCGCCACGTGCTGGCCGTCAAGGGCGCCAGCAAGCCGAACAAGCCGGTGATCGCACAGCGCCCGTCCCGCGTGGACGTGACATGGCAGGGCACCACCGAGGTCGACGGCGCCGAACTGTGGATCGTCGGCACCGACACCGCCAAGGACTGGATCTACAACCGCTTCAAGCTCACCAGCGGCCCGGGCGCGTTGCACTTCTCGAACGACTTGCCGCTTGAGTTCTACAAGCAGCTCACCGCCGAGAAGCAGATCGTGCGCTACGTGAAGGGCTACCCGCGCACCGAGTGGGTCAAGGCGCGCGGCGACCGCAACGAGATTCTCGACTTGAACGTCTACAACCTCGCCGCGGCGCATTACCTGGGCGTGCACAAGTATCAGGAACCCGACTGGCGCCGGCTGCGCATGCACTTCGATCAAGGCAGCTTGTTTGCCGCAGCGCCGGTCAACGACGAAGCGCCACCACAACCCGCCGCACCACCGGCCGCTGAGCCGCCGCGCACCGCGCACACACGCCGCCGCGTGGCCGCGTCGCGCTACCTCAAACGACGATAGAGAACCGTATGGCTTACACGAAGCAAGATCTCCAGCGCATCGAGCGTGCACTGGTGAAGGGCGAGCTCGAGGTTCAGTTTCAGGACCGGCGCGCCCGATACCGCTCGGTGGACGAAATGCTGCGCATCCGCAGTGAAATCGTTCGCAATCTGGAAGACGCCGCACCCGCATCGCGGGTGATCCGGCTGCGCTCGGCGGGCAAGGGGGTGACATGACCCGATACCCTGCGCTGGGCCAGCTTGGTTTCGTCTTGCCGGCGGAGCGGGCGATCCGGGCGCAGGCGTACGAGGCCGGCGGCACCACCGGCAGCCGCGGCCGCGCCTGGCGCGCATCGGGCGCAGGACCAAATGCCTCTGTCACGCAGAACCTCGGCACTATCCGCACGCGTGCACGCGCCGCCGTTCGCAACGACCCATGGGCCAAGAAAGCGATTGCCGGGCTGGTGACCAACGCCATCGGTACCGGCATCGTGCCGCACCCCGAGCATCCCGATCTCGAACTGCGCACAGCGCTGAAAGAGCTCTGGAGCGACTGGGTGCAGGAAGCCGACGCCGATGGTCTGCTCGACTTCTACGGCTTGCAGACGCTGGCCGCTCGCGCCTTGTTCACCGATGGGGAGGTTCTGAACCGCGTCCGCCCCCGCCGCCCCGAACGTGGCCTCTGCGTACCGCTGCAGGTGCAGCTTTTCGAAGCCGACCACCTGCCAGCCAACCTGAATCAAATGCTGCCCAACGGCGGCGAGATCGTCTCCGGCGTCGAGTTCGACCGCGATGGCGATCGGGTTGCATACCACCTGCACCGCAGGCATCCGGGCGAAGCAGGGCGCGCCACCACACAGGCCGGAACGGTGCGTGTGCCGGCAGCGGAGATCCAGCACGTATTCGAGCCAGTGCGGCCGGGTGCAGTGCGTGGTTGCTCGGCGCTCGCCACCGTGCTCCTGCGCTTGCACACGCTCGACAGCTTTGACGATGCGGTACTCGTGCGGCAGGAAGTTGCGAACCTGTTTGCGGGCTTCATTACCCGGCCAGCGCCGACCAGCTCAAAGCTTGATCCGCTGACAAGTCAGCCGATCCAAGCGGACATCGACGGCACACCGCTCACCTCGATGGAACCCGGCTCGCTGCAAGAACTGCTTCCGGGTGAGGAAGTGCAGTTTGCCGAGCCACCCGGCGCCGGCACCGACTACGGCCCCTTCATGCGCCAGCAGCTCATGGCTGCCGCCGCATCGGTCGGCCTGCCGTACGAAGTGCTCACCGGCGACCTGCGCGACGTCAGCGACCGCGCCTTGCGGGTGATCCTCGGTGAGTTCCGGCGCCAGCTCGAGCAGCTGCAGTGGAACGTCTTCATCCACCAGTACTGCCGCCCCGTGTGGGCCGCCTGGACGGACGCAGTGGCGCTGTCCGGCGTGCTGCCCATGCCCGACTACTACCGGAACCGGCGCCTCTATCAGCGCGTGCGCTGGGTGCCGCAGGGCTGGCCGTACATCAACCCGGTGCAAGACGTGCAGGCCCAGCGCATCGCCATTCGCGCAGGGCTGGCAAGTCGTTCGGCCACGATCCTCGCCCAGGGCGAAGACCCCGAGACCACCGATGCCGAAAACGCTGCCGACAACGAACGCGCCGACAGGCTCGGCCTCGTCTTCGACTCGGACGCGCGCAGGCGCGACAGCGCCGGCAGCGTGACCGACAACCAGGAACACACCAACGATGAAAGCTAAACAGAGGAAGTGGTACGACCTCAAGGCCGCGCGCAACGCCGCCGGCAAGACGGTCGCGGAGTTGCGCATCTATGACGACATCGGCTTTTGGGGCACCACCGCCAAGGCGTTCGTCAACGAGCTGGATGCCGTGGCAAAGGACGCCGACGAGATCCTCGTGGCCGTCAATTCCGGCGGCGGTGATGTGTTCGACGGCTTCGCCATCTACAACGCACTGCGCCGCTACAGCGGCAAGGTGACGGCGCGCGTCGATGGCATTGCCGCCTCGGCCGCGTCGCTCGTCGTTATGGCGGGCGACACCATCGTCATGCCCGAGAACGCCATGATGATGATCCACAACGCCTGGACCATCGCCGCCGGCGACGCCGCGCAGATGCGCAAGACCGCCGAGCTGCTCGACAAGACGCGCGACGGCATCGTCGCCGCCTACCGCAACAAATGCGGGCTGACCGACGACGAGATTGTCGCCATGATGGACGCAGAGACGTGGATGACGGCGGCCGAGGCCAAAGATCGCGGCTTCGCCGATCAGATCGAGGCGCCCGTCAAGCTGCAGGCGTCTGTGCGCACCGGAGAACTGCTCGCACGGTTCGAGCACACGCCCGAGGCACTGCTGAAAGCGCTCGAAGCTCCGCCGGCGGAGCCGCCGAAAGCCGGAGCACCGGAAGCACCAGCAGCGCCGCCGGCCGCGCCGGTCGCTGCCACGCCGGCGCCCGACGCCGGCGCGCTCGCGCAACACGCCTTCGCAGCGTGCCGTGCTGCAGGCCTGCCGCAACTGGCTGAGGCTGTCGTGTCGGCCAGCGCGCTCGCCAGCAACGAAGCCATCGACGCCGTTGTCGCCCGCGCCAAAGATATCGCCGGCCTGTGCACGGCAGCACACCTTCCTGAACTGACCGCGCAATTCGTCGCCGACGGGCTCAACGCCGAACAGGTCCGCGCCCGGCTGTACGACCGCGTCATGGCAGCCAGCACGACGGGACTGTCGAATCGTCAGCCGCAGGCGGGTTACGAAACCAACGAGCGCAAGACCGGCCCGCACGGCCCAAGCATCTACAGCGCCCGCCGCAAGAAAACGTCTTCGGCTCTCGCCTGAAGCAACCCATTGGAGTCACCCAAATGCAGATCCAGACACAAGGCGTGCAAACCGCCGAATTCCTGCTGACCGAAGCCCCGGGCAGCCTCTCGCGCGAGCAGATCGCCGTGGCGGCGGGCGATGCGCTTCCCGCCGGCCAACTGCTCGAGCAGAGCGCCGACGGCAACGCCTACGCCCCGTACGGCACCACGGACGACGGCAAGGCCGCCGCCATCCTCTACGCACCGCTGCGTGCATCAGAGGGCAAGCGCCGCGCAACCGCCATCGTGCGCCTGGCAGAAGTGGCCGAAACCCGCCTCACCGGTCTGGACGCCAAAGCCCGCACCGACCTGCTCGCGGCCTTCATCGCCGTTCGCTAAGCACCCACACGAATTCAGGAGAACCCCATGGCTGATATGGCCCTGTTCAATGACGACGCCTTTTCCATGACGGCGCTCACCGCAAGCATCAACGAACTCGAGACGACGCCCTCGCGGCTGGCCGCCCTCGGCTTGTTCGAGGAAGAGGGCATGACCGTCACCACCGCGCAGATCGAGCGTGATGGCGAAACGCTGCAATTGGTCGCCTCGGCAGAGCGTGGCTCGCCCGGGCAAGTGGTTGTTGGCAGCAAGCGGCAAACCATTCCGTTCAACGCGGTGCACTTGCCGGAAATCGGCACCATCAAGGCGGACGAAGTGCAGAACCTGCGCGCATTCGGCGAAGAGACCGAGCTCGAAGCCCTGCAGACGGTGGTGAGCAAGCGCCTGCAGAAAATGCGCCGCCAGCTCGATGCCACCCACGAGTTCCACCGCATCGGGGCCATCAAGGGCCAGATCCTCGACTCGGACGGCCAGTCCGTACTGGTCGACCTGTTCGAGCGCTTCGGGCTGAAGCAACAGCAACTGCCCATCCTCATCGGCGACGTGCGTTCCTCCACGCTGGAACTGCTCGACATGGTGGAGGATTCGCTGGGCGCCGCCCCGCACACGGGCGTGCGTGCCCTGTGCGGGCGCAACTTCTGGCGGCAGTTGATGACGTCCAAGGACATCCGCGAAACGTACCTCAACACCCAGATGGCCGCGGCGCTGCGCGGCGACCCGCGCGACACGTTCGACTTCGGCGGCGTCACGTGGGAGCGCTATCGCGGCCGCGTTGGCAACGTCGGGTACATCGGCGACGACGAAGCCTACGCCGTGCCCGAAGGCGTGCCGGAACTGTTCATCACCCGTTTCGCGCCGGCGGACTACATGGAGGCCGTCAACACCAACGGCCTGCCGTACTACGCCAAGCAGGAAGCCGGCAAGTTCGGCAAGGCCGTTGAGCTCGAAGCCCAGTCCAACCCGCTGCACCTGTGCACCCGCCCACGCGCGGTCATCAAGCTGTCGGCCGCGACGGGCAAGGCGGCCTGATATGACGTTTCGGGACCACGTGGCGGATCTCGACGCCGCCGTCTTCGAGGCGCTCTCTGACGAGGTGCAAATCGACGGCAAGCCCGACCCGGTGATGGGCATGTTCTATTCGCCGTGGCTGGATGTCGAGCCCATGCGCGGCCAGCGCTCGGGCCTGCGTGAGCCGTTCGTGATCGTGCGTGATGCCGATGCGGCAGGCGTCCGCCCGCGTACGCGGGTTAGGGCACTGGGCGACGTGTACAGCGTCATTGAACTGCAACCCGACGGCTCGGGCACCACGAAACTCGTACTGAGGCCAGAACCATGTCCGTCACGTTAAAGGCAGAGCTGGACATTGCCGCCGCGCTGGCTCCGCTTGCAAGCCTTGGCAAAGACGCCATGCGCAACGCCTGGCGCCGCGCGCTGAAGAAGAGCGCCAACTGGGTGAAAGGCCAGACAGCAAAGCAGGTCTCGGCCGAGATGCACATCGCGCAAAAGCTGATACGGCAGCGTCTCTACTTCTTCTTGCGCAGCGCAGACAAAGGCAAGGTCTGGCTCGGTCTCAACGCCATTGAGGCCCACCGGCTCGGCAACCCGCGCCAAACGCGGCGCGGCGTATCTGTCGGCCGGCATCGATTCGACAAGGCGTGGATCTACCGAAGCAAGCGCGGCAGCCAAAGTGACGGCAAGGTGTTCCGTCGCGTCGGCAAGGCGCGCATGCCCATCGAGGGCGTCAAGCTCGACTGGGCAGACAAGGGCGAAGCCGCTTTCCGCAAAGCCGCTGCCGAGATCGAAGCGCGCCTCATGGTCTTACTGGAGCAGGAAGTGAAATACGAAATCCTCAAGGCAACCGGCCATGCTCGCTGATCTGCAGCAACTGTTCGACGCCGTTGAATCGCACCTCAAAGCGCAATTCCCGGACGTCGCCCTCATCGGCTGGGCGCCAGAAATCGAAGACAGCATGCCGCTGCCGGCCATCCTGCTGTACGTCGGCGCGCTGCGCCCGGGCACCGACCCGGGCACCGGCCAACCGGCGATCAACATCGTGATCGAGCTGCGCGTCGTTGGCGACCCGACCGAGCCGAACGCAGAGGCCGCCATGTGGGCACTCGCCGCACGGCTCATCAAGGTCTTGCACCACCAGACGTGGGGCCTGCCCGTCACCATGGCCGAGCTGGAGAGCGACGGCTTCCATCCAGACGGCATGCGCCCCGACCTCGACGGCTACAGCGTCATCGCCGCTGAATGGCGACATGAGTTCGACCTGGGCACGCCCGAATGGGCGTTTGAAGACACCAGCGGCACGACGGTCGATTTCGACATCCAGCCGCGCCACAGCGAGGCCGACCATGGGCTACGAAGCGGGTGAGGCAGACCGGCGGCTGGCGTGCATTGTGCAGGCCGGCGTGATAGCGCAGGTCGACCTCGCTGCTGCCCGCTGCACCGTCAACGTTGCAGACTGGACGTCTGACTGGCTGCCGTGGTGGTCGCGGGCTGCCGGCGCCGTGCGCGAATGGCGCCCGCCGTCGCCGGGCGAGCAGGCATTGCTCGTCTCGCCGTCCGGCTGCCTTGAAGGCGGCTTTGTCCTGGCGGGCTTCTATACGGACCAGCACGGCGGCGCGAATGGTCAATCGTCAGATTTGACGGCCACGGACTACCCCGACGGCGCCCGCGAGCATTACGACCACGCAGCGCACGAATACCGGCTTGCCGTACCGGAAGGCGGGCAAATCGTCCTGCAGGTGGGCGACACGTCGCTCACGCTGCGCGCCGACGGCGCTGTGCTGAAAGCGCCGCAACTGCGGGCCGACGTGCCGGCATCCACCTTCACAGGCAATGCGCTCGTGGAAAAGGCGCTCGCGTTCATGGGCGGTTTGTCAGGGCAGGGCGCCGCCGGCGGCACCGCTGTCGCCATCCAAGGCGGCATTCAAGCCACAGACGATGTGGTCGCCGGCGATGTATCCCTGCGCGGTCACTCGCACATGGAGCAGGGCGACGGCGCGCCGGTGGGCAAGCCGTTCTAGCTGCAGCACACATCAATCGCAAGGCGGCCACGTGCCGCCTTTTTTTTTCATTGGAGGCACCGTGGCCGTCGTCGGCATGAACAGACGCACGGGAGCGCTGCTCTCGGGCATGGACCACCTCCTGCAAAGCCTGACCGACATCCTGAGCACACGACGCGGCACCCGGCGGGAGCGGCCCGAATACGGCAGCGATCTACCCGATAAGGTGGATTTGCCCATCACGCGCGGCTGGGTTGCCGCCGCGCAGGCAGAAGCGGCACGCGCCATCACGCGGTGGGAGCCGCGCCTGCGCCTCTCGCGCGTGCGGGTGGAGGGCATTGAAGACGGCCGGGTGCTCTGGCGTGTCGTCGGCATCTACAACGAGCGGGCCGTCGATCTCAAGGTGACGTCATGAGCGTAATCGACCTCTCCGGATTGCCGCCGCCCGACGTTGTCGAACCACTCGACTTCGAGGCGTCCTACCAGCGGCTCCTCTCGACCTTCATGGGGCTCTGTCCGGAATGGTCGGCCACCATGGAATCTGACCCTGCGGTCAAGCTGCTGGAACTGCTCGCGTATGTCGACGTGCAGCAGCGCGCGCACGTGAACGATTCCGCACGCTCGACCATGCTCGGCTTTGCCGTGGGCGCCGATCTGGAACACCTGGCCGCTGGCTTGGATACAAAGCGACTTGTTGCCGTGCCGGGCGACACCGAAGCAATCCCGCCGGTGGCGCCCGTGATGGAGTCGGACACTAGCCTGCGCACGCGTGCTCAGGGCGCATTCGAGCGCCTTTCCGTCGCCGGCCCACGCGCAGCCTACGAATTGCATGCCCGCGCCGCAGACGGCCGCGTGGCAGACGCGCGGGCTATCTCGCCGGCGCCGGCGGAAGTCATCGTGTCGGTACTCAGCAACGAGGGCGATGGCACGGCGTCGGACGAGCTCGTCGAGCGCGTGCGGCAGGCGCTCAGTGATGAAGACGTCCGCCCGCTGGCCGACCGGCTGACGGTGCAGGCCGCGCGCATCATTCCATACCGGCTGCGCGTCGTTCTGTACCATTACCCGGGCCCAGAGGCTGAGCCGATGGTGGCCGCGGCATGGGAGCGCCTCAACGCCTATGCAAAGGAACAGCGCCGCATCGGCCGCGACGTGCGCCGCTCCGCCATCTTTGCGGCCGCACACGTAGCGGGTGTCCAGCGCGTGGAGGTTCCCGAGCCCGCCGAAGACATCATCGTCGACCTGACCGAGGCGTCTTACTGCGCGGGCATTGACGTGGTTGTCGGGGGCGCGGATGAGTGACAAAACGCTGCTGCCGGCAAACGCGACGCCGCTGGAACGGGCGCTGGCGCAGACCATCCTCACGCTGCTCGACACGCCTGTCCCGCTGAATCAGTTGTGGGATGTGGATACGTGCCCCGTACGGCTGCTGCCCTACCTGGCAAGCGCTCGCTCGGTCGACCGCTGGAACGCCAACTGGCCTGAAGAGGTCAAGCGCCGTGTCGTGCGAGACGCGTTTGCCGTGCACCAGCGCAAGGGCACAGCCGGGGCGCTGCGGCGCGCGCTCGAACCACTGGGCTATCGATTGACGATTCAGGAGTGGTGGCAGATGCAGCCGGCCGGCCAGCGGGGCACGTTCTCGCTAGACGTCGGCATCGAAAACACGGGCGTCACAGAGGCAACCTACCAAGAGATCGAGCAGATCGTCGACGACGTTCGACCACTCTCGCGGCACCTCACCGGCCTGACAGTCAGCGCCGAGATTGCCGGCTACGTTGGCGCACAGGCTGCCTGCTTCGATGGCGACACGGCGACTGTGTACCCGTACATGCCTGAAGTTGTTACCACAGAAGGCCCCACCCACTCGGCGGTGGCCGCCCACGTTGTTGAAATCACTACGGTATCGAATGGCTAAGTACTTTGCGACTTTGACGGAGACGGGCGAAGCCAAGATGGCTCGCGCGCTGCTCTCCAATACGATGGTCCCGCTCACCGAGATGGCCGTGGGCGATGGCGGCATCGATGGTGGCGGCGACGCCGATGTGATGCCGAGCGCCGTGCAACGCGCTCTGGTGCGCGAGCGCCTGCGCCGTCCGCTGAACCGCCTCGTTCGCGACGAGAAGAACCCCAGCATCGTCATTGCCGAGGTCTACCTGCCCGAAGAGTTGGGCGGGTGGTGGTCGCGCGAGCTGGGTCTGTACGACGAAGAAGGGGATCTGTTCGCGGTCGCCAACGTGCCGCCCAGTTACAAGCCGGTGCTCGCAGAGGGCTCCGGACGCGGACAGTTTTTCCGCATGATGTTGATCCACAAGGCGGCAGGCAGCATCGTGCTCAAGATCGACCCCGCCATCGTCGTGGCAACGCGCGAGTATGTCGACGAGCAGGTCACAGCCGTTCGCATGGCCGTGACAGGTGATGCGGACAAGCGCTACGCAACCAAGGAATCGGTCGCGGCGCTCTCCCGGCATGTCGATGAGGTCCAAGAGATTGCAGCCGATGCGTTGCCGCGCTCGGGTGGCGTGGTCACTGGCATCGTTGACATCAGCGGCCCATCGAACGAGCTGCTTTTCACTGACACGGCCCAACCCATCACGGTAGGTCGCTTTCGTGTGGTCCCCAGCAACGGGAGCCTCATCATCGACCGCAATACGGCCGCCGAGGGTGATTTCTCAACGTATGTACGTGTGTGCGCAATCGATGGGAACGGCAACATGTCCACCCCAGCCGGTGTCCTGGCCGATCTGTTCAAGACGCGCGGTGGGATCAATCTACCGGCCTACAACAAAGACGGACGAGGGTTCCTCGAGTTCGGTGGCGATACCGTCATCTGGCGCATGTTCATGGTTGCCTCCACCGGCAACCTCGTCCTCAACGGCTACAACGCCGACGGAAGCAATCGGAACCAGCCGTTCTATATCAACTACACGACCGGCCGTTTCGGCTTCGCGGTGCGCCCGCTCTTCGAGGGCGCAACTCCGTGGGATACGGCCAACCTGCCAAATCCCCTTACGACGGACGGCGGGGGCTTGGTGGCCAACAAGGGTCTCTATTTTGGTGTCGGTTACGGCAGGTCCGCGCTGACGGTCTCGTCCAACGGCACGGATTCCATCGGCGGCGCATTCACGGAGTGGAACGCCAACCGGACGCCGGCGCTTCAGATCGATTGCCCGTGGAACGAAGCGGCCTACATGGGCATTCGCTGGACACAGTGGGGCGCCCGCCACCTTGCGGCGATTGACTGCTATGCAGGCGGTAGCGATGCAACTGTTCCCTATATCTCCATGCACGTCGGAGGCCGCGTCAACGCTTTCACTTTCGGCGGCAGCGGCACCCTGGTCGCTCAAGGCGACATACACGCTGGCAACGGTGGCGGCATCCTTGCCACCAACGGCAACGTCTACATGTCGTGGGCTGGGCAGTGGCTTTCCACGTACCTAACGGGACTGAGCGGTGGCAAAGCCAACTCGGGCGCGGTATGCCAATGGAACACCGACATCACTGAGTTTGGTGGCGTCTCTACCGGGTCAAGCTCCGGTCAAGCCGACCTGCCTGCGCCTTACGTCCTCGTCGGCCTACGCAACGGCTTCTACACGCACTACCTTCGCGCAGTCCAACTGCGCAACCAATAAGGATACAGCCAATGCTCACCCATGATGAACTGATCTTCTGCCTGCAGCAGAAGTACCCCGATCTCGTTCACGGCGTCGATTTTTGGGTCGGCCAGAGCATGTGCCCCGACACCGGCCAGCAGACCGAAGCCGCGCGCATCATCGCGTGGCACGCAGACGGCCAGCCCACCGACGAAGAGGTTACTGCGCTGATTGAGCAGCACGGCGAAGCGGCACGACTTCACGTGTTGGGCCAACGTGCCCGCGAAGAGCGCGACCGTCGCCTCATGGCAGCCGACGCCATGTTCTACAAGGCCATGGACACTGGCGACGCCAGCAAGGCGCAACAGGTCGGCAAGTACCGGCAGGCACTGCGCGAGGTGCCCGACCAGCCCGGTTTTCCTGCCGATTTCACCTGGCCGGATATCCCGGATGCGCTGTCGGATCGGGCGCTCTCAGACGCCCAAGACACCGAGGCCCAGACCTCAGACACGTGACGCATGCCCCATAGGAAACCGACGCGCCGCTCCCTACCGTAAAGAGAGTCATCGGCGCACCCGTCACGCACAGGCGCCCATGACCACCCGTCACACGTTCAACTGTTCAGGAGCAATCATGGCAAAAGTCGTCGTCACCCTTGTGGGGCACAACAAAGAGAATCTCGTCGGTCCGGCCGTGACGGTTGGCACGGCGCGTTGGGGCCATAACGGCGTCGATTTCGGCAAGGAAATCGAGATCGCAGAAGGCACCTACACCGTCACGGTGTACAGCGCCGGCAAGGTCATCCACACGCAACACGCTCACGTCCCGCGCGACGGCCGGTATCCCATCGAGATCGATATCGACAACTGAGTCGACGCCGCCGGCCTGCCGTAAGGGCCCCTGACCGCACACCCAAACGAGCCCCGCCACCGAGCGGGGTTTTTTCATGTCCACTTCCCATCGAGGAGCCGCATGGCATCTTCTTTCTTCCACGGCATCACCACCACGATTGTCGACACGGGCCCGCGCCCGATCGCCGTGCCGTCGTCGTCCATCATCGGTTTGGTCGACACGTACACGCCGGGCCCGGATCTCGTGCAGCCCGATGTGCCGGTGCAGATCACCAACCCGCGCGAGGCAGCGCAGGCCTTCGGCCAGAACAGCGCCATCACCCGCGCCATCAAGGCCATTCAGGAGCGCACGTCGGCCGTCATCGTCGCAACCGGCGTTGCGGATTCCGACGATGCAGACGCGCTAACCTCAAGCGTCATCGGCGGCACCACGGGCGCTGGCATGCGCACGGGCCTGCAATCGCTGCTCGACGCCAAGTCGCGTTTCAACGTGCAACCGCGCCTGCTGATCGCGCCGGGGTTCACCGCACGCCAGCCAGTGGCGACGGCCGTGGACGCACTGGCGTCCAAGCTGCGCGCCATCGGCATCATCGATGGGCCGAACACCACCGACGAAGCTGCGCTCGCGTATGCCAAGAACTTCGGTTCGAAGCGCCTGTACATGGTCGACCCGGGCGTGCGCACGTGGGACACCACCGCCAACGCAGAAGCCGAGGCACCTGCATCCGCCTTTGTCGCAGGCCTGTTCGCGTACACGGATGCGCAGTACGGCTACTGGGCGTCGCCGTCCAACAAGGAATTCGTCGGCATCACTGGCACCGGCCGGCCCATCGAGTTTCTCGACAACGATCCAACCTGCCGCGCCAACCTGCTCAACGAAGCTCGCATCGCCACCGTCATCCGCGACGGTGGCTACAGGCTGTGGGGCAACCGCACGTTGTCGGCAGACCCGAAATGGTCGTTCGTCACGCGTGTGCGCACGCTCGACATCCTCATGGATGCCGCGCAGGCCGGCCACAAATGGGCGGTCGATCGTGGCATCACCAAAACGTACGTGCACGACGTCACCGAAGGCCTGCAGGCGTTCATGCGCGACCAACGCAACGCGGGCGCGCTGATCAACTTCGAGGTCTACGCAGACCCGGTGCTCAACACCGCCAGCCAGATCGAGCAGGGCCGCGTCGTGTGGAACGTGCGGTTCACCGATGTCATCCCCGCAGAAAACCCGATCTTCCGCTTCGAAGTCACCAACGAGTGGCTGACCGAAGTGCTCGACACCAAATAACGGAGGCACACGTTGGTACCCGAGACACTCTACAACTTCAATCTGTTCGTTGACGGCACGAACCTCGCGGGGCAAGCGTCGGAACTGACGCCACCCAAGCTCAAGATCAAGACGGAGGACTACCGTGCCGGCGGCATGGATGCGCCCGTCAAGCTGGACATGGGCATGGAGGCGATGGAAGCCTCGTTCTCGCTCGTCACGCTGTCCACCGCCGTGCTGAAGCTCTTCGGCCTGGCCGATCAGAACGCCTTTAACGGCACGTTCCGTGGCGCCTTGCGCACCAAAGACGGCAAGACCCGCAGCGTCGTGCTCGTCCTGCGAGGCATGCTCTACGAGGTCGATCCCGGCTCGTGGAAGCCCGGCGAGAAGTCCGAATCCAAGTACTCCGTCAGCGCTGATTACTACAAGCTCGAGATCGACGGGCGCGTCTGGCACGAGATCGACGTGCTCGGCTGCAAGCGCGTCATCGACGGCGTTGACCAGCTCGCCGAGGTGCGCGCCGCCATCGGCATGTAAGGCCCCACAAGAGACACATCAAGATGCAAACCACCACCATCAAGCTGAAGTTTCCTGCCACCGTCAACGGCGTCAAGGTCGATGCGCTCACGCTGCGCCAGCCCACCGTGCGCGACATGCGCGTCGCCGGCCAGCAGTCGGGCGGCGATGAAGAGCTGCGCGAGATCCTGCTGTTTGCCTCGCTGGCCACCGCCGGCCAGAACGACATCGAGGGCCTGACCTACGTTGACTACCAGCGCGTGCAGCGCGGCTACTTTCGGCTGCTGGCCGACCGCGAGGGTGCCGATGCGGGAGGTCAAGCTGCTGACCAAGCGCCTGCTGGCGATGGGCGTCAGCCCGTCTGAGATTGATGCGATGACGGTCGACGACATGGTGTGGTGGTTGACCGACTGACGCGCCGCCGTGGCGCCACTGAGCAGGAGAATGCATGGCAACAAAAGACATTGCGCTCGGCATCCTCATCGGCGGTGCGGTCAGCTCCACACTGGGTCGTGCCGTCAACGAGGTCGGCAGCAAGCTCGACGCACTGAAGAAACGTGCCGGCGAGGCCCGCGTCTGGCAGAACGCCATTGGCGAGACGCAACGCCTGCAGCGCGAGTTTCGCGATCTGCACGCCGCCGGCGACCGCGCGGCAGACAAGGTGCGCATCAAAATCGAGCGCAACACCCGCGCGATACGCGAAGCCGGATTCGAGGTCGACCGGCTCGACCGCTCGTATCAACGGCTCGGCCGTACCGCACGCGGGCTGGAACTGCGTGCGCGCGGCACTGAGCTTGTCGCCAGTGGCCGAGACAGCCTGCGCAATACCATGGGCGACACTGGGAAGTTCGTCGCCGCCGCCGCAGTGCCGACGGCCATCTCCGCCAACTACGAAGCCATCATCCGCGACATCGCCATCAAGGCGGGCGCCGCGCGCACCGACAAAGAGCGCGAGATGAGCAGCGGCATTGCCGCCTCCGCACAGCAAAGCGGCATCGGCCGCAATGTGCTGGCGGATGCCGTCAACCAGATGGTGTCGGCCGGCATGGATCTCGACCGCGCGCTGTCGTTCGCGCCGCTGGTGGGCAAGTTCTCCGTCAGCCAGGGCGCCGACCCGAAAGAAACGGCGCGGATGATCCAGGCGCTCGAGCAGAACGCCAAGATATCCGACCCGGCAAAGATGGCCCAGGCGCTGGAAACCATCGCGTTTCAGGGCAAGGAAGGCTCGTTCGAATCGAGCGACATGGCACGCTGGTTCCCGGTGCTGCTGGCCGACATGCAGAAGCTGGGCATCGTCGGCAACTCATCGGTCGAGCAGCTCGGCGCGCTGCTGCAGGTGCAGATGAAAACCGCCGGCAGCGCAGACGAGGCCGCCAACAACACCAAAAACTGGTTCTCCAAGATCGGCAGCGCCGAGACGGCAGGCAACTACGCCAAGGCCGGCATCGACTATCAGGCCAAGATGCGCGAGGCCATCGGCAAGGGCTGGAGCACGATGGAAGCTTCCTTCGTGCTGGCCCGCGCGTACATCGAGCAGGCCGACCCGGAGAAAGCCAAGCAGCTTGCCGCCGCCGCAAAGCAGTTCAACAGCGAATCCGACCCCGCCAAGCGCGACGCGCAGATGCGTGCGTTTGAAGAGACCATGAAGACCGGCGATCTCTTCAACGACATGCAGGTCAAGGCCGCGCTGACCGCCTACATGCAGAACGCCGATCTTTACCAGCGCTTGAAGAACGAGGGCGCGAAGGCGGCGGGCGAGATCGAGAAAGACCTGGAAGACCGCCGCGCCAGCTCCAAACAGAAATGGGCCGAAGTCGGGCAGGCGTGGGATGAAGCCATGCGCCGCATCGGCGATGCGCTCAAGCCTGTGACGGATAGCGTGGCGGATCTCGCTGCCGGCGCCGGTAACTCGGTCGGCAAGCTGGCGGCGGAATCGCCCAAGGCCACCGTCGCCATCGGCGGCGTGCTGGCGTCTATTCTGGCGTTCAGGACCGGGCGCGCCGTATGGAAGATCGGCAAGGGCGTTGCCGACATCGCTCGTGGCAACGCCGTTGCGGCGGGCGTGGGTCGCACGGCCGGGGTGGCTGCCTCTGCCGCCAAGGTGGCACCGGCTGCAACAAAGGCACCCGGCGTGCTGGGCGCTTCGGGCCGGTTCCTGAAAGGTGCAGCGCCCAAGCTGGGCAAGGTCGGCGCTGTCGCGGGCGTTTTGGCGCTGGTGGGCACGGCCGGCATGGCAAGCGCCCAAGCGGCCGAGGGCCCCGGCTCCAAAGCCGATAAGGCCAAAGCCATCGCGGGCATTGGCGCAGGGCTGGCGGGCGAACTTGCCGGCGGAGCTGCGGGCCGCGCCATCGGTGCAATCGCCGGCACCGCCATCGCAGGGCCCATCGGCACGGTGGTCGGCGGGCTGCTGGGCGGCATGCTGGGTTCGTACCTGGGCGGCACGGCGGGTAGCGCCGCAGCAGGGTTGGCGCTGGGCAGCACCAAGCCCAAGGCCGCGATGGAAGCCGGTAAGCCCGTTCTGCCAGCAGGCGCCGTGGAGGCGCTTGGCACGGCCAGCGCGCTCGCCAAGGCACCACCGGCACCGCCGCCGCAGATCGACCAACGTTTCGAATTCGCCCCGCGCATCGCCCTGACAGTGCACGGCGACGTCAAAGACCCGCGCCAGCTTGCCGAGGAGTTGATGCCCCACCTGCGCCGCCAGTTCGACGAATACGCCGCGCAGCAACGCCGCGCCGCCATGTCGGATCGCCCGCATCTGTAACGGAACACACCATGGATTTTCAGACCTTCGCATCCGCAGCGGCAACGCATGCGGCGCGCGCGGCCGAGCATGTCCGGCAGATGGAGCGGTTGCTGGACAAGCCGGACGGCACAGGGGAAGCCAACGCCCATCGCCGCGAGGCGCAGGCCTTGGGCGACCTGAACAGCGCCGGCACCGCGCTTGCCGCTGCCGCTGAAGCCATTGGCGGCGTAGGCCGAACGGCTGCAGGCAGAGGTGCAGCGCAGCGCGCGCTCGGCCTGACGGATACCGCGCTGGCCGGCATCCAGCGCACCGCCGCGGGCGAGCGCTTCGCATCCGTCCTGCGCGCCGCGCAAACCACCAGCGACGCACTGGCAACCGTACGCCGCCGCCTCGATGCCGTGCTGCCCGCCGTCACGCCCAGCGTGCGCAGCCTGGTGCCCAGCTACGCCCTCGGCCCGGACAAGTTCCTCGGCGCCGGCCAAGCCGCAGGCGCCACCGAACGCCTGCTCGTGCTGTCGACCGATGAAGGCGAGCAATTCCAGTTTGGCCTGAGCACCGCCGCATACGACCGCCTGCGCCGCGAGACCCGCTACAACATCGCCGCGCAAGAACGCATCCAGCGGCAAGAGGCATTGCAGGCCGTGGGCGCCGGCGGCGACACCATCACCGTATCAGGCGCCATCTTTACCGCCGGCGGCGCGGGGGCAGGGCAGCTTGATCGCCTGCGGGCGATTGGTGCCGCGCTCAAGCCCGTGCAGCTCACCACCGGCTCGGGCGACGTGCTCGGCCGCTACTTCCTCGACCGCGTGGGCGAAGAGCAAGGCGCGCTGCTGGCCGATGGCACGCCGCGCAAACAGGGTTTCGATTTGGAGTTCCGACGCTATGGCGATGACTATCAGAACATCTGACGGCGACGTGCTCGACGTGCTCTGCTACCGCGCATATGGCACGCTGGCCGGCACCGTGGAAGCCGTGCTCGATGCCAACCCGGGCCTCGCCGCACGCCGCCAGCCGTACGCCGCCGGCGTGGAGATATACCTGCCCGACCTCACGCCCCCACGTGACGAGCCCATCCAGCTCTGGACGTAGCCCATGGAAGCCCAATTCGAAGTCCTGGCAGACGGCAAAGACATCACCGCGCTGCTGCGCGATCGCGTGCTGGAGATCCGCACCACCGACAAGCCCGGCATGGAATCCGACCGCTGCGAGATCCGCCTCGATGACCGCGACGGCAAGATCGCCTTCCCGCCCAAGGGCGCCAAGCTGCGCATCTCGTTCGGCTGGGCCGGCAAAGGCCTATCCACGCGCGGCACCTACGCCGTCGACGAGATCGAACTGAGCGGCCCGCCCGCCACCATCGTCATACGCGGCAAGCCAGCCGACATGCGCGCCACGGCCAAGGCGCAGCGCAACGCCAGCTACACCGGCACCACGCTGACGGCCATCGTGGCAAGCGTGGCCGCGCGGCACGGGTGGAAGCCCGCCTGCACGATCGAGGCACAGGTGCAGCGCGCAGACCAGTTCGGCGAGAGCGATCTGCATTTCATCACCCGGCTTGCAAAGCAGTACGGCGGCACGGCAACGGTCAAGGGCGGGCGGCTGATCGTTGCCCCGCGCGGCGGCGGCAAATCCGCAGACGGCAAGCCGCTCGCGCCCATCGTGCTGCGGCCGGAAGACCTGATGCGCTACCGCCTGACGTTTCCGGATCGCAGCAGCGTCGGCGGCGTCAAAACCCGCGCGCACGATGCCAAGACCGGCCGCAAGATCGATCTGTACATCCCCAACCCGGACGCGCCCAACGGCGGCCCCGCGCAGGCCACGCACACCGATCGACACGTGCACGCCAGCCCGCAGGCCGCCAAGGCCGCCGCCAAGGCCAAGCTGCAAGACATGAACCGCAGCACCGCCGAGGGCGATCTGGAGATGATGGGCCGGGCCGACATCAGCGCCGAGAAAACGCTGCGCCTTGAGGGCTTTAAAGCCCAAGCCGATGGCGACTACCTGGCCGATACCGTCACGCACATCTACGCCAACAAAAGCTGGCTGGTGAACGTGAGCCTGAACGGCGGCAACACCGGCAAGGCCAAAGCCGGCCAGGGCAAGCCGAAGAAGGCAGCCAAGGTGACCAACCTGGTCATTCCTGCGCCGCCCAAGTAACAAGACACACGCGCTCGCAACTGCGGCCGCATCCCAAACAGCCCGCCACTCGGCGGGCTTTTTTCATTTCCAAGCCATGAACAAACACACCTTCAGCAAGGCTGCAGCCTTGCCGCCCGCGCTTGCCGATCGCTGGTGGCCGCACATCGAGGCCACGTGCAAGCGCTTCGGCATCTCCACGCCCGCACAGCAGGCAGCGTTTATCGCGCAGATCGGGCATGAGTCCGGCGGCTTCACCCGCGTAACGGAATCGTTCAACTACGCCGTGGCCGCGCTTCCGGCCATGTTCTCGCGCGTCACGCCCGCCTTGGCCGTCACGCTCGGCCGCAAGCCCGGCGAGCGTGCCGTGTCGCTCGAGCGGCAGATGCGCATCGCCAACATCGCCTACGCCAACCGCTACGGCAATGGTGACGCCGCCAGCGGCGACGGCTGGCGCTACCGGGGCCGCGGCCTCAAGCAAATCACCTTCCTGGCCAACTACCGCGAGTGCGGCCACGCGCTCGATCTGGATCTCGTTACGCACCCCGAGCTGCTGGAGCGCGATGAATACGCCGCGCTCTCCGCCGGCTGGTACTGGTGGGCCTTCGGGCTGGGCAAGCTGGCCGACGCCGGCAAGTTTGACGAGATCACGCGCCGCATCAACGGCCCCGCCATGGAGGGCGCAGAGCCGCGCCGCGCGCGCTGGGCGGTCGCCAAACAAGCATTGGGAGCATGAATGGCAGAGCAAACAGGTTGGGGCGCGCTACTGCGCGTGGTGGACACGATTCTGCCCAGCGCGGCCGGCGCGCTGGTGTCGTTGCGCTTCATACCGGGCACGCCGGTGCAGCGCGTGGCAGCGCTGCTGCTGGGCATTGCCTGCGCGCATTACCTGGGCAACGGCGTCATTGCTTTGTGGCACGTGCCAGCGGGGCTTGAGTCTGACGCCATCAAGTTCATCGCCGGCGTGTTCGGGCTGACCATCGTCGGCTACGCATACGGCGAGCTTCCGGCGCTGCGGCGCCTGGTGCACGACTGGCTGCAGCAGGCAGCCCAACGCTGGACAGGAGGCCGCAAAGAATGACGCTCAGCCAACACGACGTGCTCACCGCCATCGACATCGTGGCGCTCGTGGGCATCTGCGCGGGGGCGGCCTGGTCTGCACTCACGCAGGCCATTCCGCATGGGCTGCGCGGCGCGCTGCTGCTGTGTGCAGTCGCCCTGTGCGCGCTCGGCAGCGCCTCCACTGCGCTGGGCGCCAATCACGACATCGCCACCGTGCAACTGCATTGCGCGCTGGCGGTGGCGGGGCTGTGGGTCACTCACATCATCCGACAAGGCAAAGCCAATGAACTTCGCAACGATCCGCCTGGTGGCAGTGGCGGCGGTAGCTGCAGCAGCCGCGTGGGGCTGGCAGGCAAACCGGTACGACAAGACCATCGCGCAACTGCAACGCGACCACGCCATCGAGCGCCAGGCCGCCGTCGATACCGTCGTGACGGCGCTGCAGGCTGCCATCGACAAACACCGGCAGCTTACCGACCAGCTCGACGCGCTCGACCGTACCCATTTCTCGGAGATGCAACGTGCCACCGCTGAAAACACGCGCCTGCAGCACGCTCTTGCTGTTGGCACTGTACGGATGTCAGTGCGCGCCCGTTGCCAGCCCGACGCCGACACCGGTGCCGGCGCAAGTGAAGATCAGCCCGGCGCCGGCCTGGGCGATGGAGCCGCCGGCCGATGTGAGCTATCTGGAGAGGATGCGGCGGATCTTGTCGATCTCTTCGCCGGGGCGGAGCGGGATGCCGAGAAACTGAGGTATTTGCAGGGGAGGGAGCGGGCGGTGCGGGGGGCTAATGTTTGTATCCAGCTTTAA